GAATACTCACTCAACAATTAATGAAGTACCTTCAGTATAAACAGCAGTAGCCTTACCAACGATATCAGTAAGAGTGCTGTATTTATGTCAGAAAAGAATTATTGGATTTTTCATGTAGTTATTAAGCTCCCGTCAAGCAACTTTAATAACTTCTCAAGCTCTATCTACAGTCTCATCACTAGCAACGACCTTAAAGCTTCAATTTTCTGAAAGCTCTTTAATTTCGAATCATGCTAGTTTTTCAGTTAATTCCTTAGCTAGAACTTCACTAAACTCTTTCATATTTTCTAAAGTATGAAATAAAATTAATATGATGAATGAGTGTTAATCAATTTTGCTGAGATCATTGAAGAATCACTCATTGAATATAAAGCCTTAAAAGTCAAAGACTGTTTAACTAAAGCGTCATTATCTTGAGTCTTAGCGAACTCAGTCATGATAACGCTAGCTAGATCAAATGTTAATGAAACTCAATTAACTGAATCAGCTATTTCAATTCTCATAGCTTTCTTAGTTCAATCTTGATAGATTGCTTTATAAGTTTCATTATCCCATTTTAATTCTAGAGTTCATTCAACTCAGAATTGAGTATTACAGAAATCCTCGGGAACTGTTGATCATAGAACATCAACATCTTCAAGATTCTTACTTATTGTTAATGTTGAACTAATAGCACTAATAGCAGTAGCAGTTGATAATCAAGCTAGACTATCAGCAATATAAACTTTTACATGCTTACCTAGTAAAGCGATATCAGTAGAATAACTAGGATTTAATGTAGCTGTTGTTGATTTCTTACTTCTAAATGAAGCAGTAGCTTTAACGAAATCTCAAACGCTAGCATTTACATCTAAGCTATCCAACATAGCTAAAGCGAATTGTCTATCTTGAGTATCATCAGCAAGACCGATAGTCAAGCTTTGATGTGCATTAGTTTCAGCAACTGTGAAAGCGTGTGTGTATTTACCACTTGAAGAAGTAGTAGAAACAGCACCGAAAAGATTTAATAGCAAATATCCAATAGAATTAGCGTAAACATTACACTCGAAGTTTCCTTCAGCGTATTCTTTAACAACGTGTCAATCAAAGCTATCCTCAATAACTCCAATTGAGCTTTCATCTATTACTTTTTCGCTTTTATCTTCGAAATCTAGACTTGCTTTAGGAGTCCATATAGAAGGAGCTACAGCAGTTCATCTAGTAGTTTCTTTAGCGAATCATACATTGATTTTTCTTCAGATGTATCCCATGCTTGTTAAATGTAAAATCTAAAACAATTATGGAATAATCTGATTTACTACTCACTCAAGTAATTTTTTAATTTTTGGTCATTTTGTCCGCCTTGATAACATTACTCATTTTGTTTTGCAATCTACGGAAACTCCTATCACTATCTATGTAAAGCTTTTTCATTATTTGCTTCCTTGTATACTTTTTTTCATACAAAAAATTGATATAAGCTTTTTCTTTAAGCTTTAATCAATCAAAAGTCTTTTGAGATATAAATGGTGGTGCTATTTGTCTCATTTTAGAATGATTAATAAAAGTTAGGTTCTTCCCTTTCTATTAATTCAAAATAAACTCTCATTGAAATAACATCAGCGAAATCTGGAGACCTTCAAATTATTTTCTTGATCTCTTCTTTAGGGATTACTTGCAACGGTCAATCCTTTTCAACCTTTCGTGCTTGCATTACATCAAGCTCCTCCATTATCCTTGTCTTCAAATCTTCATCAGAAATATTAATAGATAGATCTCAATTCTTTATATGTGGAGCTAGCAAGAAAAAACATTGAGAACGTAGATTAAGGAACGTTTTATTTAATACTTCATTCTCTTGAACTGTTGCGTCTTTACTCTTTATCGGTTTACTTCAACCTTGAAAAATTTCACAACCTAGACCGCTCAATCATCGTCATAATCATGATCAATCGTATATCATATTCTTAAGCTTTACGTTATACTCAATTTGTTTTTGTAGCATTCTATTCTTAACACTTTCGGGAGTAGATTTCTCTTCAATAATATAATCAATAATCTTTCGTCAATCCCAAACAGTAATTATAGTATCATCTTTACCCGTTCAAGCTACATCAGTTATGATAAACTTTTCTCATGTTGTTAATCATGGATTAGTAAACAAGCTTTGAATATCTCTATAGTTATAAATCTTATTCTCATCGTCATCATATTCCCGATTACCATAATACAATCTTTGTTTCATTGGTCAATCCGGCATTAATGATAATTTCTCTATATATCACTTAGGGCAAAAAGGATTATCTTTAGCTAAAATCTGAATGAATTTCTTGTGCGGTTCAATGGTTCATGCTTTCTGAGGTTTATAGAAAACATTATAGACTCGATTCTTTCAAGGATTACATGATAAAAGAAGCATTGGTTTTAATCAATACTCTTCATTCTTTCGCCTTCATATACGAGAAGAGAAAACTTGATAAGCTTTCTCAGTTATTTGAACAGCTTCATCAATAAATCCTCAAGTTAATTCTAACGATCATAAATCGTCGAAATCTGGATCTAGAGAAGGATAATATTTCAAATCCAACATAAGAATTTCCGAACCATTAGAAAACTTTATAGTGTTTGGTGTTTGAGTATCATTGCTTCATGTAATTTTATAATCCTTACCATTAACTAATCCAATATCGTCCATTATCTTTGTAAGAGTCTTTAGAGTCGTTGCTTTAAGTGTCTTCATCTTACTTCTACCAATTCAATATCTAACTCAAGGATAGTTGAGACACATAGTAAGAACGAAAAGACTTCATGTATAAGTTTTAGATCATCAAGCACCTCAACCTATAAGAAGTTCTAAAATCGGATTTTCTTGAATTGTTAAAATATCCCGGATTTCAGTTTGCTTTCAAAAAAGCTCAATGGTTTTCGTCATTGAAAATCCAATAAATAAAATTATCTAGCATTTCTAACGATATTAACAAGCGGTCATGTAGCTTGTATTTCTTGTTTATTATCGCTCTTAGCTATTGTAGTTGGTTCTCAAAGCTCAGTCTTAAGAGCATTAAGGATTTTAATCTTATCGCTAGCATTAAGCTTTCATTTCTTCTTTACGATATCTTCTAGCAAGCTTTCAATAGCTTCCTTCTTTCACTTCATTAAAGCCTCAATAGGAACTTCAAGCTTTTTAGCTTCTTCCTTAGCTTTCTTTTCTAATGCTTTATCTAGAATCTTCTTTTTATATTCTTCTTTTTCTTTAGTTCGTCATCTTGTGTTCTTTTGAGTGTTCCTATTATAGTCGCTTCAAATACGCTCAAAAAACGTTTTAACTTCATCATAATCACTAGCGAAGAAATCAAGCTTTAGCTGAATCCAATCATAAATCTTCTTAGCCATGATTCTTTCGTGTTAATAAATAAAAATTATTCAGTAAAATCTAGTTTATCGTGTGGATCTCCAAGTATACAATTTTCCTTGTAATAGTTTCACTTGAAGAATTTAATAACCTCTACGAGACTTCTCTTAAAATCAACATTTAAGCAAGATGTATTAATGCTTAATACTTTGAATATTTGTTCTACTGGTGTTTCATTACTATGTGCTCTATGTCGATTATCGTGAGATTTTTCATCGAGGATTTTAATATTTTCTTTTTCATTGCTTCAATTCCTACTTCTAGGAACTTCATGATGTCTAGTTAGCTTTTTCATGTTTATTAGTTTAGAAATCTGAAATCTTTCCGTGCTTTCTCCTTCAGTATTTCTTTCCGTGCTTTCATATCTTGATTAATTACTGATTTTACTCGTTGCTCTACCTCCGGATTATTCACAGTCTTAGAGTAATGATGATAAACTAACACTTCATTAATCCATTCAACCTCAATATCTTTATCCTTCGCTTGTCTAAAGATATAATCGTCTCAATACCATAGCTTTAATCTTTCATCTATAGGTCATATCTTTAATCGGTCTGAGTGTTTTATAGCTCGTGCATGTCATGAAATATTATTATCTTTAATTCTGAGTCATTCCTCATGTGGAGTCTCAAATATAGGATTAATAATATTTCATCATAATTTGCTTTCGATTATTTCATCAAAATCTTTACTCAATTCGATATCATCATTTATTACTAATATATTTTCATTTGAAGCTAACTCAAATACTTTATTCCGTAGTCAATTAAGACATAAATCTGATTTTTGCTTGTAAATTTTAATAGTTCAATCGAAAACATTCCGATTTTCTAGCAAATCTGCAAGATGTGAGTCTTCTTCTTCTCATGGTTTATCTAGAAGAATAAGAAACTCGATTTTATTCTTTTTGTTTTTAATAATACTTCTTATAGTATTATCAGTATACCGTGTTCGCTTATAAACAGTCATAGCTATAGTAAGCATTAGTTTTTTTATACGATATAAACTTCTCAATTTGTATCATAATGTGCTAATCTGACTTTATTATGAATAAAGATATGAAATCAGAAATATCTACAACGTTCATGGAATAGAATGTCTTCCGATACTGGTTGCTTGAATATCTTAATACTTCAATCTTCTTCATACTTAAAAATAGGCATGAATTTTGGGAATGCTTTCTCAAGCTCAACAATACTACCATTAATTAAAGAGACATAATGCTGAACTTTGAACTCGAAAGGAGCTTTATTGTATTCGTTATAAATCTTTTCAACGACTTCCCTCTTGTATAGAATAAATCATGTTCATGTATTAGCTACCTCAAAGACATCTGAAGGAACTTCGGGAACTTCTTGAAATTTTATGTATTTTCTAAATCAATCTGTATCCGGTTCTTGATCAAAAAAACATAACGTATGAGGGAAGCTTCTACCTCTAATTATTCAACCAATAATTTCCTTATCTGCTTCCAATAATAGCTTAAGTGCGTCTTTTTGCGGTGCGTTATCATCATCGCAAAACAACAAATAATCAAATCCACCTTCAATAGTTAATTTAAGTGAATAATTCCTAGCGACATGGATCATTGTTCTAATGATTACCTTTTCTTCTAATTCATATCCCTCCGGAATGATTAGATTATCAATAGCTTTTCTTACTTCGTCATGAATTTCTCATGTATAAGAAGGAATAACTAATAGAATTTTTTTATTCATCTTTTTTGTCATCAGTTAAAATCTGAATGCATTCATTGAAAACGTGTTCGCTTACTAAAGCAATAACCTTTTTAAGACTTTCAATGTGTTTTTTTTCATCTTCAGATAAATCTTCCTTTTCTAACGACTTAACTATTTCTCTAACTCAAGAAGCTACAAAGTCTTTTTGATTATAAAGTAAAAGAATAGCTTCGGTGTGTTTACTAGATCTAGCTAATTCGATTTTTTGATTAATATCCATGAAATATATGTGTAAAAAAATAAAAAAACTGATTATTTTTTCTTTGTTTTCTTCTTTCATAGTTTTTGAGTGATGTTTATTTTCTTAACCTCTAACTTCATTTCATTTTCCTTTTTTTCTACCATTTTTTTAAGCTGAGGAATAGTAGCGAGCTTTTTATTAGATTCTTTTCTACATTGAGGACAATAGCTCAAAGCTAAAGGTCGTGAGTATTTACATACTGGGCAGATAACGGGGTGAGACATGATTATTAAAATTCATATAAATCTTTAGGAATTCTGATATTATGCTCCTTACAATATTCCATTCTCAAATATTCAGCAAGTTTCCCTTTTTGAATAAGAGAAATAACGAGCTGATGATTTCATGCAATCTTTGAGTCAACTCGATTATGTTGAGCGATATTATCAACGAAAATTATGTTGTTAGGATTATTACGATATTCCGGATATAATCATTTCGGTAATCAATGAGCGAACATATAGCTTGCTAGATCTCATTTATTCCAAAACGTGTGAGTGAGATCAGAATATCATCTATTACGATTCCATTTAATCAAAAAAGTAGTTGTTTCGCTTAATCAAGCTTTAATCCTTTCTTGATGTTTTCTTCAGTAAGGTTTTATCATAACGCAAAAAGCCACTTAATAAATAAGTGGTTCTACTACTCTACTACTACACTAAAAAGAATATAAAATGATATAAAAATAATTCAAGTAGTTGATAACTTTATTATATCAATTTTACTTGACTTTCTATTTATTTATTATACGACAATATTTATACAGTAAAAACGTAGTAGAGGTTGTGTATAGCAAAAAATTATAAGTATTTATTTTGTTATATTCAATCCAATGAAAAAAGCATTAATCAAACATACCCTATCCAATGATTTTATAGGTCGACTTCTTAATATTAAAAATTTTTCTCAAGCTACTGTAGATTCTTATTCCTTATCTTTAGAATATTTTCATGAATTTTTACAAAATGATTATGATCTAGAAAACTGAATAGAGAATCCGGAGAAAATAGAGCTACATATGATTCAATGATTCGTTTCTGATATGAGAAATAGATGAGTGACTGCTAGAAGTTCTAATACTAGACTATATGCTATTAAGAAATATTTCTTTTATTTATCAAAAATAAGAAAGCTGAATGTTTTAGATAGTTCAGAAATAGAAACAGCTAAGGAAATTAAAAAACCAGTCGGATTTTTAACTGAAGATCAACAATATAGATTAATTCAATGAGCTTATTTAGATCAAAAAACAACACCGCTTTCAAGAATTAGAAATACGATTATCATTATCGTTATGCTTTTTACATGAATGAGAGTCTCAGAATTACTTCAAATGAAGGTAAATAATACAATTTGAAGGCATGATATTCAAATACATTGAAAAGGTTGAGTAAATAGAGTGACTTGTTTTAGACAATGAATAGTAGATTTTATTAAAAAATATATTCAATTAAGAGAAGACTGGTGATTACATTCTAATCGATTGTTTATTTCTCATGATCATTTCAATGATGATTGAACTTGTATCCCTTTAACAAGAAACTGTGTTCATGCTATTATTTATAAATTAGCAAAAAGACTTTGATTTCATTGCTTCCCGCATATGTTAAGACATACCTTCGCAGTAAATATGTTAAAAAACTGAGCTAATCTTTATTTAATCTCAAGAGCAATGTGACATGCTAATGTTTCAACGACTTCAGTCTATCTATGAGCTTCAAATTCTGATATATATGATCAAATAAATAATGTTCATATTCCGGAAATTGATAATTTCATGAAAAAAATTAACTAAAATGATAAAAAAATACAAAAAAATAAAAGTTTTTTCACAAGGTTAAAACTATTGTTTTTCGATTTTATAAAAAAAATATGCAAAAAATGTTGCAAAATAAAAAATATTGGTTAATATTATGTTAATCAAGTTGGTTGAATAGTTTCAAAAAAAGAAAGAGAACCAAAGTTCTCCTTCCCGAAATCTATAACATCGTTTACATAAGATGCCTTATGTAAATCATGATCAACCACTTGAGACAATCAAGTGGTTTTTTTCTTAGGAATCTACTACACAACCTCTACTACACAATAAAGGTTCTACTACTCTTCCTAAGAATAAAACTCTTGCGATTGTAATGTTGGTCTAGCTACATC